GCAACCGGGAGATCACTTGGTCTTTGGTGTATCCTCCTTTTGTAAGTGCAAGCATGGGCTACACCTCAATTTCTTCATTGTAATCGCATCTGGTGACTGTAAAGGTAAGACTGTACCCCGGATGCGCTTCTGCTGCTTGTATATCGCCAAGCGCGCCATAGATTTTCCGGCCCCTGCTGTCCCGGAGTAGGACGGTATCGCCTTTTGCAAAACGGTCGTAAAAGGCTTTTACGTCAGCATATTCCCGCAGCCAAAAGGTGCAAGAGAGGCTCTCGCCTTTGAATCCATTCTGTTCATAGACAGGATATTCCCGACCCTCAAACCTCATTTCGCTTTGCTGTGCGCTCCATGTTTCCGTTTTAGCAGGTGGCGTACCGAGATTAAATTTCAACACATACAAATTGGCGGGATCTGAAGCAGGAGCAAGCTGTGTACGGGTAAGCTTTATGATCTGCTGTACAACAGCGCTATCTGTGTATGTCTCTCCAGTGGATACATTGCGCAAAAAATACATATAGATTTTACCAGATGCGGCGGTATAGTCATCAAATTCCATTTGCCCGGCATTTACTCGCCCAACGCAGATATATCCCTCTCCCTCTGCCTGACGATATACAAGAGCATAGTTCGCGGGGTTGTCAAAGATCAGTTTAGCTCCGTACGGCCTGCCGTAGACTTTTATACTCAATACTCCCGGCTTTGATGTAGATACAACAAAAGCCGACTCCCCCCAATCACTGTAGATATCATATTCGTTCTTGATCCTCACTCCGGCGGTATAGGATCCGTCTGGCAGAAAAGCCCTAACCTTATAGCTCAAATCCCCTGACTTTGGTACTATACCGGTGCTGTAGATAACGTTACTGCCCTGCCTTACCCGCAACTCATAAATCTGCTGTCCAGAGGACGTCCATACCACTGTCGGTCTTGCAGTCCCTGCTGATACACTCTGGATCACCGGCACCGCCGGAGGGCCGACTGTATAAAAAGCAGATACAGCGCTATACCCGCTCGGCTCATCATATTCATTATAGGTTTGTACCCGCCAAAAGATATTACCTACCGGCAAAACGCCAGCAGGCATATCGTAATAGGTGTTTGCAGTCATTCGGCTAATTGTAGTCCAGGCGACTTGATCTATGCTCCATTGCAGATCATATTTTTTTTGTACGCCGCCTACAGAGCTTATATAACCCCATTCAAATCGGATTACGTTCTGCCCGTTTTTGTAATCCCCGATGGGGTCTATCGGTTCCGGAACGCTGGGAGGGACGTCCTCGTAGGTTATTGATACATAAGGCCGGTTTGCAGATGCGTTATTGCTGTTAAATATATAGTCTGGCTTAGAGTCAACCCAACCGGTATGAACAAATAGAGCAATATGATAGTAGTCTGCAACTTGATACGGCTTGGCAGATTTCGGCGGTATATACACCCAGGCGTTAGTCGGGATCTCTTGCGAATAAGCTTGGCCCATATAACCTTCATCCATCTGGTTATTCCAGGTGGGATTGTTCCAGTCGACGGTCAGCCCGTATTCGTATCCGATCGAATCTGTACCTGCAGCCCCAATCGAGTACAAATACACGCCATTATAGCTTATGATTCTTTTTCTCTCCGGCAGCTTGTATCTCAAATGGATGTATTTTGATGGTGAGTTTCCATGACTCTTGCCGCCCAATTTTACCGTTACTTGCCCAAAATAACTTGTGTTTGGGTTAAAATAATCAACATACGTGATTTTATCTAGCGGTAACTGTATTGTGTGCTGTGCCATTACCCCGTCACCTTCCCCGCTCTCGCCTGACGTTTCAGGTTTTTAAAAGTGTCGACCATCTTTTGTACCTCACCGATTTCGTCGGCGCGGACATACAAGTTAAATGTATCACCACCCTGCATCTGTTGCATCATTTGCATTGACTGCCGGTTGGTGTACACCCTTGTCCCAGCGGGCAAGTCCATCAATTCCGGCCCGTTTTCCCCGGTCCATGCAAGACCGCCGGGGTGGTAGTTGGTGCCAATTGCATATCTAGGCACTCTATATCGGTTCGGCGCCTGATTTACGGTATTGACCATGCTGTTGGTGCTGTTACCGATGTTTTCCATGGCTTCTGTCATCTCGTCGCCTTTGCCGATGATGACACCGATTATAGCTGCGAGAGCTATTAATCCGGCGACCACGCCAACGACAATGCCAGTGGTTTTTAAAGCAACTGGATTTAATCCTCCAAAGATATCCGTGATGGATTTTATACCCTTAACCACGGTTACGGCAACAATAGCAATGCTGCCAATTATAGCCACAGTAGCCAATATCTTAGGGTCTATCTTATTAAGCGTCTCAAATAGCACGGTAAGCGGTGGCAATATAACCATAGAAATAGATCGCTTGAATGCCTCGCTTTGGGCGTTAAATTCTTCCATGCTTTTATACAATTCTTGCATAGATGATAATGCTTCGTCGTCCATAACATATCCCATATCATGTGATTTCTGTTTTATATCTTCCAATTCATCCGCGGTCATATTGAGTATCGGAACAAGCCTTTCGCCAGTCGTGCTCATCAATGCTGACGCTATGGCATTGCGTTCTGTCTCATCGCTCATCCCCTGAAGTTTTGTTATAACTTCTCCGAATAACTCTTCCTGTGTTTTCAGCTGCCCATTCATATCTTTTACACGGATGTGCAATTTTTGAAACAGCTCTGCTCCTTCACCCGCTCCCTCGGCTGCGTCCATGGCTTTTTCTGCAAGTTGCGATAGATCGCCCTGCGCCTGCTCCATGGTATATCCGTTTTGTCTTAAGATATAATCCCATTCCTGATATGCAGCGGTAGTCATTCCTGTCGTCTGCGCTAAATTTTTGATTTCATTCGCTGTTTTCGCGGTTTCAATCGTAGTTTTTGCAAATCCGGTAATAATACCGGTAGTTGCCCCTATCAACGCCGCCATAGATACCTTAGACCCATCCAATGCCTTTATGGCCTTATCCGCCCCGGCAGGCAGATTTATCCCCAACTGGCTTATCATATCGCTCAAGGATCCGCCCAGGGTTTTTGTCTGCTCATGGACTTCATCCTCTTTCAAGCCATACTTCTCCATGTCCTGAGTAGCTTTCTGGAGAGCTTCGGAATTGTCCTTGAGTTCCCCTTCCATGCTCATAAGCTGGATTTCAGCATTGTTGAGGGATACTTTCCAGTTTGCGGTTTTTTTGTCGCTCTCGCCGTACTGGGTGGCGGCATTTTGCAGAGCTGCCCGGAGGGTTTCGACTTTTTCCCGCTGGCTGTTGATCTGGTTTTGCAGGGCAATGCCTCGATCTGTCAGCGCTTTTACACTGTTACCATTTTGGGAATATTGCGCCGATAAAAGTCTTAATTCGGATGCATTTACCTTAATACCGGCATTGATTTCGGTCAATGCCTGCTTAAATTCACGCTCTCCGTCCAGTTTTACGGTGGCTCCTACTCTGTAGGCCATCTATATCACATCCTCCGGGATAACTTCTTCAGGTGTCCGCTTTTCAAATCCAAGCAAAATCTTATATTCTTTCCACAGAGCAAAGAGTTTTGCTAGGGTCATTCGCCAGATATCTTTTTCTGGATACCCCATGATCTTTCCGATAACAATCAGCTGCGCAAAGTTTATTTCCGGCGCTTCAACCGGTCCATCCATTGGGTTATCTTCCCACTCTGCGCAGCAATCAAGTTTTTTTCAAGTTCCTCTACTTCCTCAACCTTTTCTACCGGTAAACCTTTTAACATGGCCTCTCGTATTTTGGACTGGAAATCGTTGATACCTCCAATGCCGTCCAACATCCTTCCGACTTGCTGTTCCGTCAGGAGGGGTTTCTGGTCGTCCGGATGATCTTCGTTCCATTCCTCCACCTCTTCATTCAGCATTTGCGCGCCCAGCCATTTATAGTCCGACAAATTAGAATAAAGATTGAGAACGTCGTCCATCTTTTCATATTTGGTTAGGCATTTTTCAAGCACATTAAGGTTAAAGATAAGACTATGCTCTTCGCCGCCCAGCGTAACCTTAACGCCTAAATTTTTAATATCCATAGGTCCTCCTTATACCATGTTAAATTTGCCTTTTATCCATGCTACAGCGGTAGCCAGACTGTCGGCAGTGATTTCTTCCTTCCATGCCCCATCAATCCGCCGCATAATCGTACCGTTGATTGTCGGCGTCTGCCAGGCTATGTTTTGCCCTTTGGTTTCTCCGGTTTCGTTGGGTTCCCCAAATTGGGTTTTTGTCAGCAGGACGGCCCGGTACTTCCGGACGTTGTCGATAATTTTTGTTTGGATAAAGGCCACTCCCAGCATGGGAGGAGTATCCGCATCACTGCTGGTTACCTTTTTTACCGTAGCTTCGCCGACCGTTTCATCCGCCGAAACATTGCCCAAAAAATCAGTGCGCATGGTGTCTGTCAGCTCGTCCTGCCCGATGGCTATGGTACCGTCGATAAACTCCTTTACTCT